GTCAGATTCCAGCCCACATCCGTTGATACCACCCCTTCTACTGATGCTACGAAGGGCAGAGCAATAGACACTTACGCTTAAGGAGAACCAAATGAAAGAACATACTGTTGAATACCGCTCAATTGACTACTACTCAATGTGCGAGAAGTCCAAAGAGAAGATCAAGGCCATGCAGGATGCTGGTATGTCTACCATCTACGATGCCAAGGCTACGCCTGAAGAGACTGAACTGCCGAAGATGGGTGGTTATTCCGTCATTATGATGGGCAAGTAATGCCTGACGGCGGTGTTCTCGAGGAAATCGCAGAACATCTGGCTGATATAGCCGATTCTTTGCGTAAATTGCTAGACTTGGCTGAAGATGTAGACTCGGAAGTAGATGATGCTTGATTCTGGCGACGAAAACGAACCTACGCCACGCCGTGGCAGCCCAAAAAAGTCTGAAATAGCGGCCAAAACCCGGAAAAGGCACAATTCTAAGGGCGGTCGCAATAAAGTAGGCCGTCCCAAGGGTGATGCGGGCATTATCAATGAATATAAAGCCCGTATGCTGGCTTCACCAAAGTCAAAGAAGGTCTTAGAGTCTATTTTTAACGCCGCAATGGATGATGAGCATAAGAATCAGGCCGCCGCCTGGAAGCTCGTCATGGATAGAATCTTACCAGTAGCCGCATTTGAGAAGGATGTTGTCCAAAACAACGGCAAATCCGCTATCCAAATCAATATTACGGGTGTTGGTTCTGTTTCGGAACCCACTATAGAGCCCACAACCATCAATCAAACCACTATTGACGGCGATTCCGGTGAAATACTTCAAGATTGAGGAATTTAACTGTCAAGAAACGGGTAACAACGAAATGAAGCCCGATTTTTTGGAAAAACTGGATGAATTACGGGAAAGATGCGGTTTTCCCTTCACAATTACCTCTGGCTATCGCGATCCTACGCACTCTCTAGAAGCCAGAAAAGAAAAGCCCGGAACCCATTCTCAGGGTATTGCTGCTGACATAAGGGCAGTTTCGGGCGATGAACGCTACATTATTCTTGAAAACGCTTTCAACATGGGTTTTGGTGGTATTGGCGTTGCTAAAACTTTTATTCATGTTGATACTCGGGAATCTTTGCCTGTTGTATGGACTTATTAGGCAAAGTTAATTTAAACAAATGGAGAATTTCTAGATGAAAGGTGTTTTTGTAGCGTTGATAAGTTTGTTTTCTTTGGGTGCGGTCGCACAGACATATATTGATTACCCTGATGGCAGCACCTATACCCTGAAGGAAGGTGAGAGCATCTATGTCACGCCTGCTGATCTGTATATTAAGAATGCATATCAAGATGGCAGCGTCCACTTTAAGCGAATGTATCCCAGTACAGCGCGTGACTCGTCCTTTATTCCCTACGCAGGCGAGCAGTTTCCGGTAGGATCACATGGCTGGTGCAAGAATTACACGCCTTGGTCTGAAGGTTTGACGTTTTCTATGATTTCTTGGCAGCGTTATTGTGATAGCAATGGCGACTCTGTGTATGACGAGCTAGATGATCGCTGGGAAGGTTAATCTTGGCTGATTTAAACGTACAACTGCTTGATTGGCAGAAAGGCGTTTTTTCTGATGCTACTCGTTTCAAGGTAGTGGCGGCTGGGCGGCGAACAGGGAAGTCCCGCCTAGCGGCATGGATGCTAATTATCAACGGCTTACAGGCAGATAAAGGCCATGTTTTCTATGTAGCCCCAACCCAGGGGCAGGCCCGCGACATTATGTGGCAAACCCTTATGGAGTTGGGCCATCCCGTCATCGCGGGATCTCATATCAACAATCTTCAGATTAAGCTGGTAAATGGCGCCACTATTAGCCTTAAGGGCGCTGATAGACCAGAAACCATGCGTGGTGTGTCCTTAAAGTTTCTCGTAATGGACGAGTATGCCGACATGAAGCCCGATGTATGGGAGCAGATTCTAAGACCGGCGCTGGCTGACCAAAAAGGCTCAGCGTTGTTTATTGGAACTCCGATGGGTAGAAACCATTTCTACGAACTTTATAAGTATGCGGAGTTAAATGACGACGAAACCTATAGGGCGTGGCACTTTACAAGCTACGACAACTCAATATTAGATGCCAAGGAAATAGATTTAGCAAAAAAATCTATGTCTAGTTATGCTTTTAGGCAAGAGTTTATGGCCTCATTTGAGGCTAGAGGCTCTGAGATGTTTAAAGAAGAGTGGATTCGCTTTGGTGAGACACCAGATGAGGGCGATTATTATATTGCCGTTGACCTGGCGGGCTTTGAGGATATAAACAAAAAGCGCACTAAGAATACAAAGCTAGACGAAACAGCTATAGCAGTGGCTAAGGTTAGCCCTGATGGCTGGCATATTGAGAACATCATTTATGGTCGTTGGGATCTCAATGAAACGGCCATGAAGATATTCCAAGCTGTCAGGGATTACCGTCCTGTAAGCGTTGGAATAGAAAAAGGCATTGCAAAGCAAGCCGTCATGTCGCCCCTGTCAGATTTGATGAAGCGGTATGGCACGTTTTTCCGTGTAGAAGAGTTGACCCACGGAAACAAAAAGAAGACAGACCGTGTGATGTGGGCATTGCAGGGTCGATTTGAAAACGGTTACATACAATTAAATCGGGGCGAGTGGAATAATAGATTCCTAGACCAGCTGTTTCAGTTTCCAGATGTGCTAACGCATGATGACTTGGTGGATGCTTTAGCGTATATAGATCAGCTAGCTCAGGTCGCCTATGACTACGAATACGAAATTGATGACCACGAAATCTTAGATGTGGTAGCGGGATACTAAAATGGCCGAAGAAATCTACAGCCCAGACCCATTATTAATGCAGCAATCGCTTGAAGAATGGGTGATTACTAAGTGTGAGAACTGGCGTGATTACTATGAATCAAATTACGAAGACAGTTTTGAGGAATACTATCGGTTATGGCGAGGTCAATGGGATCCTGCTGACTCCGAAAGAGCGTCAGAGCGTTCTCGAATTATCGCTCCTGCGCTTCAGCAGGCTGTAGAATCTAACGTAGCAGAGCTAGAAGAGGCGACTTTTGGTCGCGGAAAATGGTTTGATATTGCTGATGACCTTGTAGATAACCAGAAGCAAGACGCCTTATTTCTCAGGAAAAAGCTTGCTGAAGACTTTGAGGCATCAAAGGTTCGTAAGGCAGTGGCCGAATGCTTAATAAACTCAGCGGTATTTGGCACAGGCATTGGGGAAATAGTCCTTGAAGAGATTAAAGAGATGGCTCCAGCGTCTGAGCCGATTATGGGGGGAGACCTTCAGGCTGTTGGCGTCAACATTACTGACCGTGTAGTCGTAAAGCTCAAGCCTGTACTACCGCAGAACTTCTTAATTGATCCTGTAGCAACCTCAGTTGAAGACGCCTACGGCGTAGCGGTCGATGAGTTTGTCAGCCGTCATAGCGTAGAAATGCTTCAAGAGCAAAATATATATCGTGATGGGATGCTTGAGTCTGCCGCTGCTGACACCAATCTTGAGCCAGATCAAGACCTGACGATCTACAATGACGATAAGGTTCGCTTAACCAAGTATTACGGACTTGTTCCCCGTGAGTTATTAGAAGCTGAAGACGTAGAAGTCGAAGAAGACTCTATGTACGTTGAGGCTATCGTCGTTATTGCTAACGGCGGAACCCTGTTAAAAGCAGAAGCAAACCCCTACATGATGAACGATCGGCCGGTTGTGGCATTCCCTTGGGATGTTGTGCCTGGCCGCTTCTGGGGTCGTGGTGTGTGTGAGAAGGGCTATAACAGCCAAAAGGCGCTTGATACAGAGCTTAGAGCGCGTATTGATGCCTTGAGCCTCACAATCCACCCAATGCTCGCTGTGGACGCTACACGGCTCCCTAGAGGGGCTAAACCTGAAGTGCGTCCAGGCAAGATGATTTTAACTAATGGGGATCCGCGTGAGGTATTACAGCCGTTCAACTTCGGACAGGTCAGTCAGATTACGTTTGGTCAAGCCGCTGCGTTACAACAGATGGTACAACAAGCTACAGGGGCGGTTGATTCTGCTGGAATCGCAGGCCAGGTTAATGGTGAAGCAACGGCCGCTGGCATCAGTATGTCTCTCGGCGCTATTATCAAGCGCCATAAGCGTACTCTTATTAACTTCCAGCAGTCTTTTCTCCTGCCCTTTGTAACCAAGGCTGCACATCGATATATGCAGTTTGACCCCGAAAACTACCCTGTAGCGGACTATAAATTTACTGCTACCAGCACTTTGGGGATTATTGCTAGAGAGTACGAAGTAACCCAGTTAGTACAGTTACTTCAGACCATGAAGCAGGATAGCCCGCTGTATCCCGTTCTTATTCAAAGCATTATCGACAATATGAACCTGAGCAACCGCGAAGAGTTGATCGCGGCAATGCAGCAGGCTGGACAACCCAATCCAGAGGCCCAGCAGATGGCGATGATGGCCCAGCAGACACAGTTGGCCCTTCAGCAGAGCCAAACAGCAGCACTTAATGGTCAGGCGGCAGAGTCGCAGGCTAGAGCCGCTAAACTCGCTGTAGAGGCGCAGATCGCGCCAGAAGAGCTTGAGATTGACAAGATCAATGCAATCACCCGAAACCTGAAGGAAGGCGATCAAGAAGACAAAGAGTTTGAGCGCCGGTTGAAGGTGGCTGACAGGCTTTTGAAGAAACGACAGCTAGAGGCTAAGCCAACCAATGCTAATGACACCAACGGAAATGAACAAACTGCTAGGCCAGATCAACCAGGCATTCAAGGAGCAGGAAGACAAAATAGCCCATCTCCAGAAGCGCTTAGACTCCTTGGAGGAGAAGGTTGATGCCCAAGAAAAAAGACCCAAAGCTGGAACGCGCGGGCGTAAGCGGGTACAACAAGCCGAAGAGAACCCCGAATCACCCAACGAAGAAGTTCGTAGTGGTGGCGAAGCAGGGGGACAAAACCAAGACCATTAGGTTTGGTGATGCCAAAATGACGATCAAGAAAAGTCAACCTGCTAGGCGGAAGTCTTTCAGGGCCAGGCACAAGTGTGATACAAATCCCCCAAGTAAATTGACAGCAAGATATTGGTCTTGCAAGAAGTGGTGATATGGCAGCAGGAATGAAGCATTACAAGCGTGACGGAACTCTGCATACAGGGGGAACTCACAAAATGCCAGATGGCACACTGCACTCTGGTAAATCCCATGGGAAAACTTCTGTAAAGTTATTTCATTACAAAGACTTGTCTAAGAAAGCTAAGGAGAAAGCTGATGCCCAAAGGAAAAGGAACGTACGGAAAAAAAGTAGGTAGACCCCCAGCTAAAAAGAAAAAGAAGAAGGCCAAGAAAAGAATGACGGTTAGGGGCTACTGATGCCTAAAGCTAAGTATTCTGCCAAGCAAAAGAAGCTGGCTAAGGTTGCCCCGCCAAGGGACAAAATTACTGGTGCTGACTTGAAGAGGCTGAGAAAACGTGGCGGCAAGAAAAAGTAAACCAAAATCCAAGGCCAAAAAGAAAGGCTCTATACCCGATAACGTAAAGAACAAAGCTCTTTATTCCAGGGTTAAAGCTGCGGCCAAGCGTAAATTCGACGTATATCCCAGCGCATACGCCAATGCATGGTTAGTGCGGGAATACAAAAAACGCGGTGGCACTTATGGCTAAGCCCAAGGGTGGCCTGACAAAATGGTTTAACGAGGAATGGGTAGATATTAAGACCGGAAAGAAGTGCGGTCGTAAAAAAGCCAAGGGATCAAAACGCCCATACCCAGCCTGTAGGCCAAAAGCTGTTGCCGCAAAGATGACAAAAGCGGAAAAAGATGCCGCTAAGGCCAAGAAAACAGGGCCAAAAAAAGTTAAATATGCTGTTACGGCATCTGGCAGAAGACGCAAGAAAGCGAAGAAGGCTTGACGTTTATTCTGTAAAGATATACAAGGCATTTTTGAGATAACCTTATGGCCTCATTGGATAAAGAAACTGAAGAGTATTACAGCAAGTACTTTGACCTGTTTCGGACTGAAGGCTGGAAGCAGTTAATCGAAGAGCTAAAACAGAACGCTATGATGATTAATAGCGTTGAGAACACAAAAGATAGCGAAGACCTATTTATTCGTAAGGGTCAGCTAAAAGTTTTGGCATACTTGTTGAACTTTGAAAATAACATGGAAACTAGCTTTAACGAGCTAGAGAAAGAAAATGAAGGTATTTGACTTTCGATGTGAGAATGGTCATATCTTTGAAGAATTTGTAGATGGCACAACTACAACCAGTAGGTGCGGTTGTGGCGCCAATGCTACAAAAATCGTTTCAGCTTCTAATTTCGTACTAGATGGATCTACCGGAGATTTCCCTGGCAGGCACATGAAGTGGGTACGGGAACATGAAGAAGCTGGGCGAAAAGGTAGGGAAGCTCACCGAGAGGGGGCCTAACCCTTGTTTAATCTCCACAACCTTTTTTAAGGCGGGGCTATTTAATGATGTCGAGAGCGACACTTATTGATGAGCGTCAAGAAGTAGACGAAACCGAGGCTACACAAGAGCTAACGGCTGATTCTGTTGAGACTCCAGAACCGGAAGAATCTCAAGATTCAGACATTCCCGAGCGGTATCGCGGAAAATCTGCAAAAGAACTTGTACAAATGTACGAAGAGCTTGAAAGATTTAGCGGCAAGCAACGGAATGAGGTCGGGGAAACGCGACAAGAAATTAGCGAATTGCGTGAATTGGTTGATGGCTACATTCAGACAGAACTCTCAAACAAACAAGCACCTCAACCGCAGCAGGAAGATGACAACTCAGATGATGTTGATTTCTTTGTTGATCCTCAGGCAGCTGTAAACCGAGCAATAGACAATCACCCCAAGATCAGGGAAGCCGAGGCTTACACACAGCAGTACAAACAGCAGACAGCGTTAGCTCAATTGAAATCCAGTCATCCTGACATGGAAAGTATTTTGAAGGACACAAAGTTTGCTGAGTGGATCAAAGGGTCGAAAGTCCGAACACAATTGTTTGTTCAGGCAGATAAGGGCTATGACTACGATGCCGCGAATGAGTTGTTTAATCTCTGGAAAGAGAAGAATCAAGTTGTTCAGCAGACTGCTCAGGCAGAAAAGGTAGCGCGTCAAAGTGCAGTTAAATCAGCTAACACAGGCAATGCTCGCGGAGCAGCTGAAGGGTCAAGGAAGAAAGTTTATCGTCGTGCTGACATTATTAAATTGATGAAGACCGACCCTGACCGTTACAACGCTTTATCTGATGAGATATTAAAAGCATACGCGGAGGGTCGAGTTAAATAGCCTTAAAGGAGATTTACCATGGCTACAGCAACTTACCCCGGCTCGGCGGGTAACACCGCCCTAACAGAAGCAGCAACTTTTGTACCAGAAATCTGGTCAGATGAAATTATTGCTGCTTATCAGAAGAACTTGAAGATGGCTCCCCTTGTCAAGCGTCTCGCTATGACTGGCAAGAAGGGTGACGTTATTCATATCCCTAAGCCTACTCGCGGCGATGCTAATGCTAAAGCGGCTGATACTGCGGTAACTATCATTGCAAACACCGAATCAGAGCTTCAGGTGACGATTAACCGCCACTTTGAATACTCGCGTCTGATTGAGGACATCGTAGAGGTACAGGCTCTGTCATCTCTGCGTCAGTTCTACACTGAAGATGCTGGTTATGCTCTGGCTGTGCAGGTTGATAACGACCTTCACGCAGCTGGTACTGGTTTTGGTGACGGCGGCGCTGTTGTATTTAGCCCTGCTGCTACTGACTACCAGCACACTGGTTGTTTCTTCAATGATAACGGCACTACCACTCAGTACACCGACGATACTTTGGTAGCTGGTGACGAGTTCACGGACGCATTCTTCCGTGACATGATCCAGAAGATGGATGACAACAACGTGCCGATGGAAGGCCGTAACTTGATCATCCCGCCTGCCACGCGCAATGCGATCATGGGTATCGATCGATACGTGTCTTCTGATTTCGTATCCGGTGGTACTGTTAACAACGGCTTGATCGGCAACCTGTATGGCGTAGACGTTTACGTTTCTGCTAACTGCCGAACTATTGAAGCCGCAGCTGACAACACTGCATCTAGCGTTGACACTCGCGCAGCCCTGCTGTTCCACAGTGAAGCTGTTGTGATGGCAGAGCAGATGGCTGTTCGCTCACAGACTCAGTACAAGCAGGAGTACCTCTCTACGCTGTACACCGCCGACACTCTTTATGGTGTCCAGGTGTATCGCCCAGAAGCTGGTTTCGTCCTCGCAGTACCGTCTGCGTAAAACTCACGGGGGCTTTGGCCCCCTTTTACTTAAGTGCCTGTGCGCGGGCGTTTAATTAAAAGACGAGCGGATAGGAAAAGTTATGTCCAACTATACAAAGTCAACAAACTTTACAGCCAAAGACTCGCTACCTACAGGCGATGCCAATAAGGTTGTTCGTGGCTCTGAGTTTGATACTGAATTTAATGCAATTTCTACTGCGATAGGGACTAAGGCAGACATAGCTGGCCCTACGTTTACTGGTACAGCTACGTTTGCTGATGTCAGTGTTTCTGGCACTGTTACTGCAGGGACGATTGATCTTAATGGTGGCGCACTAGATAACGTAACTATCGGTGGATCAACACCAGCCGCAGGAACCTTTAGTTCTTTGGTGGCAACCACAGCGGATATTAACGCTGGCACTATTGACAACACAGTTATTGGTGGGTCTACCCCAGCAGCAGGGACATTTGCGGCCGTTGCAGGAACTACGGGTACGTTTTCTGGCGCGGTTACTGGATCCAACTTAAACATATCTAACTGGGACACAGCTTACGGATGGGGCAATCATGCCTCTGCAGGCTATCTTACTAGCGTAGCGTTTACTAATATTGATGGCGCTGCTGTTATTACATCGTCAGAAACTTTTGCAAGCAACGATACAACCCTGCCTACGACAGCTACGATGACCGCGAGAATACTTGCGGCGTCGCTTGGATCCACAGCATCTCTTGATGATTTGACAGACGTTAACCTGACCCCTGCTGCAACAGATGGTCAGACTTTGGTTTTTGATGCAAGCACATCAAAGTTTATAGCGGGTACTTCCGGTGCGGGGCTGGACGGCGGTTTTGCTAATTCAACTTATCTCACAGCTCAGAATTTTAACGGAGGCGGTGCATAATCATGGCAAGCATAATCCAAATACGCAGAGATACAGCGTCTAACTGGTCATCTGCTAACCCAACGCTAGCCCAAGGTGAGCTAGGTCTTGAAACAGATACTCTTAAGGTCAAGGCTGGTGATGGGTCTACAGCGTGGAACTCAGCTAGTTACCTGATTGATACAGGCGGTTATATTACAGCTAGCTATTCAGGCAATGTTGCAATTACTGGCTCACTAGCTGGAGACAACATTAAGTTAGACGGTAACGCTATTTCGTCTACAAACACCAATGGCAATATTCAGTTGTTTCCTAACGGCACTGGATACACAGAGCTATACGGCAATACTAATGCTGGTGCTATTAGGTTTAACTGTGAGTCAAACAGTCACGGTGTAACCCTTAAGGGGCCACCTCACTCAGCGGCAGCTACCTACAGTCTTGAGCTTCCCAATGCTGATGGAAGTGCTGGACAGCTTCTTAAAACAGACGGCAGCGGCAAGCTGGCATTTACTAGCTCCTTGCCCGGAGTTACTGCTACAACAGCAGAGCTTAACTATTTAGACATTACGACCCTTGGCACATCTCAAGCGTCTAAGGCAGTTACGGCAGATGCCAATGGAGTAATAACTTTTGATAATGGATTGTCAGAAGAGTACACAGCAGTTACGTCTAGCAGTAATGCTACAACTGTAAATCTCCGTGATGGCACTAACTTTAGCCACACGCTTACAGAAAATACTACGTTTACATTTAGCAACCCAGCCTCAAGTGGCAAGGTGTCAGCGTTTACCTTGAAGCTAGTACAAGACGGAAGTGCTTCAGGGTTTACTGTGACATGGCCGGGAGCAATAGATTGGCCCGCGGCTACAGCACCAACACTAACAGCTACCGCTAACGCAGTAGATTACTTTGTATTTATCACGCATGACGGTGGTACTACCTACTACGGATTTACTGCAGGGCAGGCATTGGGATGAGTAGATCAGCTTTAAAAGCGATACAGGCTGCGGCTGGTGCTGCTGGTGACCCCGTTTACGTTGACGATGTGTTTTCTACGTTTTTGTACCAAGGTAACAGCGGAACCCAGACTATAACCAACGGCATTGACCTTGCTGGTGAGGGAGGCTTGGTCTGGATTAAAGACAGAACAAATTCCCTAAAACATATGCTTTTAGATACAGTCCAAGGTCAAGTTGCTAACTCGCAAGCATTTTTGTCTAGTAACTCTAATGGGGCGGCAGACGGCGCTGGCAACATTATTACCTCATTTAATAACAATGGTTTTAGCCTTGGGGCAAATAATTTTTCAAACTTTTATGGCAATGATATTGTTTCTTGGACATTCCGCAAGCAACCGGGGTTTTTCGACGTTGTAACGTGGACAGGGGACGGCACTAATAATCGTGCAATTTCACACAACCTTGGCT